TAGATTTCCATACATTTAAATGAATAATATCACTACCAATGACATTTTGTCTCTCACCCGTTCCTGAAGTTCTAATATTAGATGAGTTTTTATTATTATCAATTGTAATCATTAGACCTCCTAATGATTGCACACTACGCAGTAAATCCCTTGCATTTTGAATCCAATCAAAAGGTGCAACTCCTGTTTGTGGATTTGGTAGAACTTGACCTGCACCACCAACAAAAACTTCATTATCTACAGTTACATTATTAATAACTGTTATATTTTCATCTTCTCTTTCAACACGATTGACGACTTCTTGAGTAGCATTTGTTTCTCTGGCAACTTCATCAAACCAAACATCAATTGGTGGATTAAGTTGAATAATTCCTTGCCAGTATCTAACTAAGAATGGAGTAACACTTTCAGTCTTAGTTCCGTATGGTTGTTCAAAGTAAAGAACAGAATCATAGTTTAGAGTAACCAGATCACCAGTCTTTCTAACGTTTACAGATCCCAAATCAGAGACAAAACTAGAGTCTGCATTTGGCGTAAATGTACTGGTAAATCCCTCAATGATTTCTGAACCTAATTGAAGATCCAATGAAGTTGTATAATGTTTTGGTCTTAATGTATTTGATGATGTATCAATTGCTGCTTTAAAATTAGGATTTAATAAATTATGATACTGATGATTACTGAAATTATCCACAAAGAATCCACACTTGAATCTATCTAATCCAGTTTCTGCATCTTTAATCATAAAGTTTTCAGTTTTGGATTCAAGCATAGAAAGAGTAGTAAATCTTTCTACTCTATGAATCCTATCTTCCAATAATGAGATGTCTTGCATTCTATATCTTTTATGCACAGACATAAAGACATTTATATTCTTCGTATTGAATACATATGGGGGAATGAACACTGTGGCAATACTCAATCCAGTAGATATAGATTCTGCTGGTTGTGGATTTGCTGATGGTTCACCAGAAAGAATCTGGAACTGTCCATCAGGATTTAAGAAGATAGTATCAATTCTACCAACATAAAACTCATAGTCTAAAAGGATATTTTCATTTGGCACCAAAATGTAATCAGAATACTGTCCATCAGACGCAAAATTTCTCGAATCAAATTCAAATGGAGATTTATTTGTTAATGTATATGGAGCAACTCTTGGTCTAATGTCAACAAAATCAGTTAATCTTGAACCTTGATAAAAACCAACATCATGTTTAAAGTTCTCTTGAGAATAACTATTTGCTGTAATAAATTCTCCAGTATCTGAAGAGTCAATAGTATAGTTTTGGAATATAACTGTTAATCTCTTTTTGGGGGATTCTACGCCTTGCCTTCTGAGGATTCTGGAGAAATCATAAAATGTATCTCTCTGTCCATCATCAAAATCAAAGTTTTGAGTAATATTTTTACTTGAAAGTATTTTTTTAGATACTATTGATTCTTCTTCAGAATCTTTTCCAGAAACAATCTCTCCTAAGGAAAACTGACTAGTATTTAAATAAGTATATTCTAACTTATCTACACTAACTTTAGAAGTTACTATTGCAATAGCACCTGATGATTTTCCTTCTATGCGTTCACCAACAATGTAATTAGAATTTCCAGAAGAACCAGTTAGTTGTAATTGAGGAAGAGTTGGATTAGAAGTATTATCAGACTCATAAACCGCTAAGACCCTAACAACATCAGGAACATTTAAACTAATTTCTTTATCTTGTACTCTAGTTCCATACACATTACTGTAAGATAGTCCATCATTTAAAGTAGTTGTTCCAATGCCAGAAGAAACTAATGAAGAATTTTCTACAGTTATCTTGCCAACTTTATTTAATTTTTTATTCTTTGAGTTTGGTTTTATGTTCTTGACTGTAGCGATAACTTCAGTATTACTTCCACTTGCTTTTGATAAACCATTAAAAGTTACAGTTTTACCATCAAGAGACAATAAAAACTTATCTTGTCTCATTAATTCTGTAGTGCTATCCTCATAAGAAATCAAATATCTATCTTCATCAAAAGATTCAAAGAATACATCAGTATCATCTGCATCTATATCAATACTAAAAGAAGACCCAGTAAAACTTGCAACATTAAAAGTTCTTCTTTGAATAATTTCAGTCTCATTTAAACTAATCTGAGAGACATTTTCATGATTTAGTTTTGTTAAAAATGAGTTATTTCTAGAATTTAAACTTGGTTGATACTTAAGAATATTAGTTACTTCAAAAGATCCAGTAGGAAGAGTACCATTACAAACTCCAGTTACGTCAGTAATTGAAGAAATTGTAAAGTTTGTTCCTGAAGCACCTACAGCAGTTACTCTATTGTAGATAGGATCACCAGTAAATTCAGTACTTGCATAAGAAACAATATCACCTACTTTTACTACATTGATGAATTTAGTATCTAATCCAACAGAGACAACACCATTATCTACTTTAAAAGTTGTTCCTGGCTTTGCAGTATATGATCTTCTCGAAAGAACTAAATCTGCATTAAATGTAGATAATCCTACAGAATTTGTTCCATAAACAGACTTAATATCAGAAACAGAATAATCAGTTACAGAGTTTATTAATCTACCATTATCAATTCCATTAATAACTATCTGTTCATTTTCTAGGAAATTGCCTGTAGTTTCATATAAAGTCATCTCTGTATCTAAAGATCCCAAAGCAGTTTTGAGATATCCAGTAGCGTTACTATTTTTGCCTCTAATAAATGCGGGTAATGATAACCCTCCAGAAATTGAAGTGGTTAATCCAATAGTAGTGTATGTTTTTAAATCAAAAAGACGTAACTGCAATCTACTTGTTTGATCTACATAATCACTTTCTGGAACAAAATCATAAACTCTTGCGACACCAATAGTAGTGCCAGATTGTACGTCAGAGTCTAAACCCTTACGCTCACTCTGAAGATAAACAACAGCATCAGTCCCAAGTCCTATTGATGGAGCACCAGTTCCGTTATTTAAAATTGCTAACGTTCCGGAATTATATGCTAAGTTAATTTGAGGAGATTTTTCTGTAGTTCTTGTTTTCTTTACATCTATTAATGTAGGAGAAATAGTTTCTACATCATACCCTTTAACATATGCCTTTCCTGGACCAATCTGATAAACCATTGAGTCTTCAGATGGATTATTTCCTTCTACGGTAGTCTGTCCTTCGAAATAAATTCCTCTATTTAATACTCTATCGTTAAGACTGTCTCTAACATTAACAGTAAATGGTTTTACGAAATAATCTCCAGATTCATCAAAAGTTCTTCTTGCTAATTCTTCTCTGATTAAATTATACTGTGGATTTTCATCAAAAAATTGTGGAGTTCCTCCATTAATTCTAAGAATTTCTACAAAAGAATCTGTATTTAAGTCATCAACTTCTCTTTTTGATAACCTAAGTTCTATCTTAAATCTATCTGCACCAGGAGCAGCAAAATTGGAAAATCCTTTGGAATTGTCGAATAGAGTATCATCTTCATCAGAATTTACAATAGTTTCTAATACATCAAATCCAACCTTGTATGATGGGTTAATTCCATACTGGTCTAGTAAAATTGTTTGTGTTTCTACTCTAGCAAAAACTCCTCTTACAAAGTAAACACCTTCAGATACAGTTACAGCACTACCTTCAGATATAGCATTTTCTGAAATAGTGTTAGCAAAACCTTCGCCCGTCTGAAGAAAACTATTATTTCCAAAAGAAACGTCAGATTCTAAGATTAAAGTTTCTGAACTTGAGAAAATTTTAGTATCAAAATTATCACCACCACTACCAAGATATTTTACATATAATGTGTAATTTCCTTTTTCTGAATCTGTATCAGTTAAGAGAATTACTACTTCTGCACTAACACCACTGGTTAGACCTTTTACTTTTACTCCTTTAAGATCATTAAAGTAAACAGACACAGGAATACCATTGTATTCTGATTCAATCTGAACAGCATACAATGGATTTTCATATTTTAACTGCCCAGGTATAACTACAGACCCTTCTTTAAATAAATGCTTACCAAATTGCTCAGTTTGATTTTGTGCAATTGATTGTAAAGTATTTAATTCTCTAGCCTGAACTGGATATCCTGGCTTAAATAATACCTTATAATAATCTTTTTGGGGATCATAATCGTCAAAGTAAGGTGAGACGTTGAGATTGGTTTCCTGTGACATGCTTCCTTAGAATTGCAAAATTACTTTAATATCTTCTTTTTGATTTGATGATCTAGTTATAGAAGGTCTGTTATCAACATAAATTATGTTTCCAGAATACTTCTCAACTTCTGGATTGGAAACTCCTTTAATAAAGGATTGTCCTAATTGATATGTATTATTATTTATTGTCTCAGTTGAACCGTCAAAACTAATATTAATTTCCAAATCAACTCCATTATCAAAGTTTATTTCTACACTCCCATTTGAAGTTGGAGTATCAGTAAATCTTTCTAAATTAAACCCATAAGAAGGAGAAGAATTTCTAGTTCCATCAGTATTAAATCCAACAAGTCTTCTATCTTGCCAATACTTTAAAACTCCTGTATTCTTATCGTAAGAAATTACTCTACCAGCAGCAGTTACATTAGTATCTAATGTTTGAGTAAAGAAAGAATCTGCTTCAATTGTTACCTCTTTATAAAAATTTGTAGATTGGGTGTTTAATGATTTTAATTTTAATGCATACAAAGAACTTACTGTCGAATCCTCTAGAATTTCTGAGGATGCATATTTTAATGCATTTTCAACTATACCAAATCTTGAGATTTGATTTCCTGTAATAAAATCAGGATTTTCTGTGGTATTTTCAATTCTGGTATAAAGAAGAACATTTGATGCTCCAAGTTCATTATAAATATCAAATCCATGACCACCTTTTGGTGGGATAATTATATCAAATACTGGCGCAGTATCTTGAATACTTACTCCTCTGGATACTAAATCAAGTGTCCCGAAAGTATAACCAGAACCTCCTTTGGAAATAACAACACTTTGAACTTTCTGATCATTATTTAAAATTACCGTAGCAAAGGCACCAGTTCCATCGCCTTTAATTGGAACATCTGTGATTGTATTACCTGAAGTAAATGTTACACCTACTCCTCTATTTCTAATTTTTGCAATTTTTAATTGTCCACTAGAAGAAGCATGATTTTTAACTGCTTGAGTGTCTGTATTTGTTGCCCAATTTTTTGGTGTGGGCATGTAGAATACAGATTCAAATTTTATTAAATCTCTTGGTTTAATCGTATAGAGATATTTCCAAACATAACCATCTCCACTGTTACCTGCTTTTCTTGGTTCTAGTGCAATAAATGTAGGTTCATCTAAAGATTGATTTCCTTTAAAATCATTCTCTGGGGATGCTCCATTATCTAAGCAGATATAAACATTCAAATCTTCATTAATTACATAATAATTTGAAGAGTAGAGACTTGTTGCTCCAGACTGAGGAGAAATATTTGATGATGTTATATCATGGCGATACATATCATAAATTGATCCAGATTCCCATTCATTCTTTTTTACAACTTGAGATGCATCTTGGGGTAGAATTTTTGACAACCCTATCATAGTATCCCAATAATCATTCTCTTGATCAAAAGAATCTTTAGGTGCTGGTGGAATAACATCCCAATCTGAAGCATATTCAGTAGCATTTGGCAATCCAATAAATGCATAGTAAGAATTATCATCCGAGTTAGTAACTTTAGATACAAAATTACTAGCGTTCAATATTCTTAACTGATCAGTTATAATTGCCGACATTTTTATAGGTTTTTTATTTATTTATTTATGAAGAATAAAGATCATTCTTTAATGGTTTAGATCTCTGGATAATTGCAGAAGTCTCAATTCCAGAAATTCCATTTTGATATACATCAAATTGTTTTGGATTAGATCTAGTCAAATTACTAATTCTACCCCAACTATAATCGCCATAATAATAAGTTTGACCTAAACTGACTAGTCCATTATAATCCGAAACACTTACAACTACTTGTGCAATTGAGGTAGTTCCTACACCAGAAACTGTAGTTTGTGTAATAGAAACTTGAGAAACTCTATAAACATTATCTATAAAAGTAGATCCAATTCCAATCACATTATTACTTTCATCAAGTGAAGTTAATCCATATCCAACATTACTATTTCTAATAGTAAAATAGTATCCTGTTTGGATTCCGCTTATAGAAGTAGATGCTGAACCTGTTATTTCAGAATCTCTTATAAATGAATTTTCTGGAATAAACAAGTCAAATACAATTCCAGTAGAAGCAACTCCAACAATAGAAGTAGTTCCAATTCCAGTAATAATTCCAAAATCACCTTCATATTCTACTTTTGTGATAGTTTCAAGAGTTCTTTCTGGAAATTCAACAAGAACTGATGGTGGTGTGGATGAAGTATAACCAGAACCAGAATTTGTAAGATTTATTATAGAAACTGAAGAACCAGACAATGTAGCAGTTCCAGTAGCAGTCGTTCCAAGTCCAACTGGAGAAGAAATAATAACCGAAGGTGTTGTACTATAACCAACGCCACTCTCATTAATTTCTATGGAAGTTATAGTTCCTGTAGATGATACTACGGCAGTAGCAGCACATGAAACTAAATTATCTTGATTAAATATTTTTATAGTTTTAAATGTATTGTCAATTGTACCAAGTTCATCAAAACTATCAAAGAAAGTCTTTAAGTTATCAACAAATAATTCATTATCACTAATAGAAAGATCTTTTATCAAGTATGCAGAAGGGTTTATATTTGGTGATAATGATTCTCTTGCCTTTGAAACCACAAATCCTCTAGAAGAACTTGCTGATCCAACAAAAGATGCTGAAGATAAGAACAAATCATTTCTTTGCTTACACCAAATTGCATTTCTAAGAAGATTTTCATCATCCGAAATTCCTCTTCCAGAATAAACATTAGTTCTAACAGCATCTGATGAAACAATTTCATTGACAACTCTAGATTTTTCTTTCAGATTTTGATCGTCGGAATCCAATCTAAGAGTATCACCAACTTTCACTGTTTCTAAAATATCAACATCTCGAACGTCAATTCCGTTTGTTCCTTCGTAGAATAAAATTTTCGAAGTTGATACATTAGTAAGTTTTGATGATTTGTCATCAAAAGACTGAGGAGCTTCTATGAATTCAATTACACTTCCGCCATTAAATACATAAGATTCTCCTGGAACTTGGAGGACATCATTAATGGTAATAATTAAGTTATTTGCTAAATTAAGATTTGATCCTGGTCTAGATTCAAATGAAGTTTGTTTTCCATCAATTTTAAGAGGGAAAAATCTCCTAGTACCATTTATTAAATCATCAATCGGGTCAATAGAAATTATCTTACCAAAATGCCAAGAAGAAATTTCATCTTCGTAAATCTCTTCAATGGATAATTGAAATTCTTCTAATGATAATGAAGAATCTGTAGGAACACCTTCTAATCCATTAATAGGAATAGTAAGAATGTCATCTTTTTTGTAAGCATAACCATAATTTTGAATTTGGAAATTAAGAACACTACTATCCAAACTTACTTGAATGTCTACAGTTGCTTGAGTTCCAACTCCTGCCTGTGGAGTAGACGAACTATAAATCAGTGGTATATTTGAATATGCTAATGGAGCATCAAATAGTATCATTGGAGGCATAGATGATATAAATCCACCTACAGTTTCAGTAATGTCTACGGAAATAACATTACCATTATTAACAACAGCAGTTCCAATAAATTGAATAGTAGGAACTTCGGAAATTTCAGTGGCAACACCCACATTAACTGTCTGAATTCCTACTCTGTAACCAGACCCACTGTTTCCAATACTAACAGAGGAAACTGTTCCAAGACCAGAGATGATAGCAGTGCCACCAGCAGAAACTAATGGTTGATAACCAAACCCAGCAGAAGAACCCACAGAGACGATAATACCTCCTCTAGGTATACTTGATGTATTGGTATCATAAACTGCCTGTACAGGGTCTCCTGTGAAGGTTATAGAGGTTATCCCTGAAGACTCTACGAGATCATAAGAACCTTGAATTGGAATAACACTGTTTCTCGCAGGTTGCTGAAGAACACTTCTAATTAAAGTAACTCCATTATTAGTGGAAATTCCTATGATATCTTGACCATCAGATTGAATAGTGAATGTATCATCAATTCCATTAAATTGATCAGAAACAGAATCGAAGATATAATTATTACTATAAGGAGTTATTCCAGTTCCTTCTACTCCTGATTTCAAGAAAACTCTTCCACTAAATGTAGAAGATGTTTTTATACTATTAAAATCGACTTCTTCTGGGTCAGATGGATTTTCATTAGGGACTTCTCCTTTAGGTGCATCTGCAAAATAAATTGTATTGTCTATAATATTATAATTTGCGTTCACTTTTCTAACAATAGATCCAGATAAATGGTTTTCAATTTTAGATCCTAATTGAGATCTAGTCACTAAAACATTATTTTCTATATTATTATAATTAACAACGTTTATTTTAATAATCTCATCATTAATCTTAAGTAAATCTCCACCAGATAATTGTAAGGCATCATCAACAGAAACAATGTTATTGAGTGTAGTTACGTCTGCCGTAAGTGATGTAGTTTTTGCAGTAGAAACTACTGGAGATTGAATTACATTGTCAATAGAAATAAGTGCTTTTGTATTTTGCTTTTTAGAATTAAACTGATGATTTGTTCCAACTCCAACATTTGCAATGTCCAGATAAACAGGAGGTACTGTTAAGGCATCAGTAGCAGATCCAGATACTCTAATTACCAAATCATTAATCTTAACGACATATACTGATGATGGAAGAATATCAGTAGAACCTATTCCGGGAATAGTTGTTGTTGATATTCCAATAGGAGATCCAGTAGTCCCTCCTTGATTATATACAATTTCTTCTCCGGTAGTAAAGAAATGATTAGGAACTAAGAAAGTATCTTCGTCAAGATTTATATAATTTGTGCTTGTTCCATCAAAGGTTTTTTTGAAGATTGGATTATCGTTATAGGTAAGATTGAAAGATTTTTTGACATCATTAAGAGTTCCAGTATATGATCCAAAATCTTGTTCAATTTCAGATTTATTTGTTTCTATTCCAATAAAATCATACTGATTACTACCCCCAAAAACAAATTTAAATAATCTTACTTCATAATCAATGTTTGCATCTGGGGTAAAAAATAATACAACTTTTTCGGATACACCAGAACCAATAGTTCCGGTAGATAAAATACCTAAATTAGAACCAGTATTTACAATACCATACTCTACTTGATCGGAAGTATTTGCATCTGGATTAAACAAAGATACAACTTCACTGAATTGATATTCATTATTTGTCAAGTCCTCGATAGAAACTGCATAGTATGCTGAATTATAATCACTCCCAGCAAAAGAAGAAATTGCTACTGTAGATGGAGATGGTGAAGAAGAAATTGCTATGAATTCAGATTCAATGTAATTTTGCAACATTGTTTCTGTCGCCACTCCAGTTGCAGAGGTATTTGCAATTCCAATAGTTAATGAATTTATGGTATATGTAGAAGCAGTAGATACATTTGGTGTAAATGAAACTATTAGATTTGAACCAGAAATAGAAGCATCAAATGTTCCTATTCCTGTTCCATACGATGATGAGAAATTAGATTCTAAACTTGCATAATCAGTAATGTATACATCAGTGTCATCATGAATGACATTTATTTCTACAGATTCATACTCATTATTATCCGCATCAGAAATTAAAGTGTGAAGTTTGAGTGCTCTATAAGTGCTTCCAATAGAAACAATCGTAGAAATGCCTGATGTTCCTTGTGGTAAAGTCGTTGTATGAGTGTTTAAAGATACTACATCACCTAAAGATAAAGTACCAATTCCAGAAATAGTCTCATCCAAATTAAAACTACATACATTTAAATTGTAGTCATTAATACTAAATTTATCTGGATAGAAAAGTAATTCTATGTTATCCGAAACAATCCTTGCATCAAAATATCCCAAATCGTCTTGGGAAAATAATTTTGCATACTGATTGATGTAGGTAAATGAATCATCATGAATTAGTGAGACTATATTAAACATAGATTCACTAGAGAATAATGTATCTGTAGCAGTCACAAAATACTTTACATATCGAACATCAGAGTAAAGTTTTTTATTAACTTCAGTAAATGGTTCAAATCTAGGATTACTATTGAAAAATTCTGAAATATTGTCAATGTCAAGAACTCTATTTCCAGATGATTCTCTATAATCTTGAACTAATCTGGAATTGAAAATAATTTGATTTGAGGTAGTTAAATCTCCAATTGTAAGTAAATCTTCTCTAGCTAGATCGAAATTAAATACACAATCTAAATCAATTACAGAATCTAAATTCTGAATTGCTCCTATAAATCCTAAATTTTGGTTGGTAGAAATTCCACTACTTATATCTGGAGATGATGGAATTTCAAGAGTAGAAAACTTTTTAAATCCAGAAGTGTGGTTTAATGAAGAAACTGGATCATTCCAGGATTCAAAGGGAATTTCTGATTTTACAACATATGAAAAATACTGATAATAATCATTGTCATGTATTCTCTGGAATGTGTCATTTAAAAATCCTTTTTCAAACTTCCAACCTTTTCTTCTATCAGAAGAATTTGAAATTTTATAATACCCATTTGATACTGTTAGATCTTGGATAATTGATTTATTCCCACTAGTTTCTCCTATTAAGGTACTGCCAATTTTAAATGTGTCGGAAGAAGCAACTATAAGAATTCCTGGTTGTGGACTCCAATTCTGAACGACCCCTGTAGAATTGCCTGAAATAATCCTTTCACTAGTAACAAAATTGTTTTGCTTAAGTATAGAATTAAAAGTTGGTAAGTATGATTCTGGTATTACCTGAGGATTAGATAAATCAGAATTAAAGATGCCTAAAATTTCATCTGATTCTATAAGATCAGATACACTATAAGTAAAGTTTGCATTAATTCCACCTATATTTGGATCGGTTGATGTAATTTCAAAAAACTTATATTCAAAATCAGAAGAATTGTATGATTTTGTAGTTACTCCTATTTCTGGTTCATCAATTGCAACTCCTTCAACAAATACTTTTGTTCCAACTGTAAATGGGAAATCTTCAATAGAACTAAACTGAGTTTCTAAAGTAACTGTTACATTTTTTAGTACAGAATCATAAGTTACATCTGCAATTTTTAATCCATTTGAATTTGAAATTGGTATTAGTTTAGGTTGAATTTGATTAATACCTGAAGTATTCTTTAAAATGTTTACTTTTCCTTCACTTGGTATATATTCTAATTTGACATCATTTACAACTTTATCAGTCAGTCCATCAATCACAACTAAATCTGTGTCTGTTATATAAGAAAATCCTGATGTTAAGATTTCAATTCTATCAAAAACTGATAATGTATTTACTTCTAAAATCGTTGGTATTTTTGCAGAGGGAATAATAGTGGAATCGATAGAATAATTAAATCCTATAGAATCGAAGTAATAGTCTTTTATTTTTCCAATTGTATTAGAAGACGCATAAACATATCCATCTTTTCCAGAATCACTTTCTATATAAAGTTCCGGAATTGAAGAAAACTGAATAGTTTTATTTTTCAAGACTAATTCAGAAATCGGTCCAGTTAAACTAGTATTGGTTGTAGAATATTTAAATGTTGCTTCAGAAGATGTATAAGATTCTTTCTCTGGGTAATTTTGAAGTTCATATGAAAAAGTATTTACTCCAACATTAGTAACTTCATAAAGTCCATTAAATTTACTTGAAATTAAATTAATTGCAGAGAAGTTAATTTGATCTTTATCGACTATTAATTCTTTTTTGATAAAATTAGTTCCAGTTAAAATTGGACTTAACTTATAAAATAATTTTTTCTTTGTATTTGAGTTTATTTCTATTGATAGATTGGCATCAGAATCTATACCAACTTCTCCACTATTTGTTAATTTATATTGCGTATTGTTTGCAGGATAAATTTTATCTAAGAAATTCTCGTCAGAGAAAAGTTCTAATTCAAATGCAGATTTTAATGAAGAACCTCCTGTAGAATAAGAAAGGCTGCTATCAGAGAGATCAAACTTTAATTTTTGATATTCTATTAATTCTATTTCAGGATTAACTTTTGAAACTATTCCTTCAGTTCCAGTAGACGTTAAATCTACATAAATTTTATTATTTAAGTTATAAAGATTAGTAGAAAGTTTAAATGAATTTGAATCAACTGGTGTCACATAATAAAGGTTTTCATTTACTAACCCATCAAATCCACTGGTCTTTTCAAATAAAACTTTTTCTCCAAAAATCAATTGATGATTATTAATGGTTACAGTATTATCCACTAAATTTACTGAGGATACATTTAGTGGATCTACTACAAATCTTCTATTAGTATCATTATATTTTACTACTACAGTTTTAGTATTTGTAGGCAAAACTTCCACATCAACAGTAGATGATAAAGAAAGACCATGAGATTCTGCAAGAGAAACATTAACTACATTTTTCAATAACTCAGTAGTGAGTACATTATCTTTTGCTGTTTTTAAACTATGATATGTATTAGTTCCTATTCCAGTAAAGAATAATAAATTTGCTGGAATAGTACCTATCCCTGCATAATTACCCAATGAGTTTAATCCAACAGGAAGTGTAGATAAACCAATAGTATCATTAGTAAATTTAGTAGCATAAAGAGAATCGAAAGAACTGAGTGATGTAGACAATCCAGAACTAGTTTCTGATACCTCTATAGAATCTCCAATGTTTGAAGAATATGAAAGTAAATCACCATTTTCTAATTCGTGTTTTGGGAGATAAATTGCTCTGGTTGGAATTGAAATTGAAGTATTACCTACACCTGGATTTGAAAAATAAAGTGTAGATGTTATTCCAACACCAAATGATGTTCCAATTCCTACTGACTCTATAGGATTAAAATAAATTTGTTTATTTACTTCCGAATTGTATGTGTTTGGAGTTTTATAATTCAGTGTAAATTTTCTAGGATTTTCTGTAAGAATAGAACCAGAAGAGTAAGTGCTTAATCCACTAGTTCCATTTTGTGCTCTCAAAATTCTAAACCTAGAAGATAGGAAGTCTACAGAAAGAATTTTTATGTCTTCATTTCCAATTCTGTAAATGTCATTTTCTTTAACTTCCGATAAGTTACCAGAAACACTAACATAAGTAGAGATTCCAGTGTCTGTAATTGATGAAATACCAGATGATAACCTAAATGAATTGTTATTTACATTTACTCTTAAGTATTGGGGTGATTCTGAAGGAGAAAATACATTAACACTAGTCCCATTTACTATGTTATGAGGAAGAGTTGAATAACCAACATAAAAACTTGAATTTTCTTTGTATAATTCAACATCTTGAATTGAGATTATAGATGAAATTCCTATACTATCAATAGATTTACCTGAAATTTTAGATACTTCACCAACCTTAACTTTTTCATCTGTTAAAATAATTTTATCACCAACTTTATATCCATCTCCAGCAATTTTTAATATTAAATTATCAATTTTCCCTGAGTTTGTTGATTTTACTTCAGTATCAATATTTAAATCTGAAGAATTTAAGAAATAATCGTAAGTACTTCTATCTTTATCTTCATTGTAAGGTTTTGTATTTCTTAACCAATTTTGAGTGTTTATGTCAAGTTGGTCTTGATTTGATGTAAAATCAAAATTAAATTCTATCTGCGATGACTTGTAAGTATTACCGATTAAATATGGAAATGCTGGTACTCTATTTCCATCTGCATTCAATTCAGATTCAAACGTTGAGAAGTAAGCATATACTCCATTTGGAAACTCTGGGGTAACACAAAATCTTCCATTATGCTCATCAAGATCTCCAGAATTATCAAATTCGTAATCTTCTAAGAAAAATCCTCCATTAAATGAAAGGCCAAATTCACTTGCAGATGGTCTATTTTCACTACTACTAACTTTTAATGAGTATCCTGAAGAAATTAGTTTGATTCCACCAGTTCCATCAGTATTTGTATATGCATATGGTCCATAAATTGGATTTCCGTCATATGCCCAACCAATTATTCCGGAGTGTGCTAAAATGTTTCCTTCTTGTAGATTATCAGATGAAATATCTGAAATAAAGGATTTAACTCCATTGCCAAAGTAAGTACTTAATAATTGGGATCTTAAAGGTCTACTAGCATAAAAATGAGTATACTGGAGACCACCTCTAGGTCCAGAAATTAAATAACCATCGTCCCCATTTTTTTCTGTATTGAAAATACTTAAAATAGAAGGATACCTTTTAGGCGTTAAAATATTCCAGGATTGAATATTTGTGAAAAGTTTTGCTTCCTCTCCAGCAGATAAAACATCTACAGAAGTGCTACTGGTAGTATAACCTGTTCCACTAGATGATATTACTACATCAATAATGCTTCCAGATTGTATTATTGGAACTAAAACTGCACCTCTTCCATCACCATTTACAACTAAAGTAGGAGGGGAATTGTATTCAACACCAGGATTTAGAACGAATGATGAAGTTATTCTTCCATCTTCAATAGTTAAACCAATGTCACCATTTTTGCCAGACTTAAACGTTATGTTTGGTTGTTCTTGGTAATTAATGATTTCCTGATTTCCATATTGAATACCACTATTTTTTACAAATATTGATTTTATTTCACCTCTAACAACTGGTTGTATCTGACATTCAAAATTTGCCGAAGATTGATTCAATGTTGGAATCTGTAAATCTCCAATAATATCAACTGTTATTGGGGGGTAATTGAAAACATGCTCTTCTCCACCAGTCGAAGTTAAATCAATATACTGATCTGTTTCCAAAAGAAAATCTTCATTTCCACTTAATGAAATATTATAAAGTCTAAATGTATCACTATCGATAGGATTTACAAAATATGTTGTATTAGTTGAAAGTCCACCAATAGCAGATCCATTTGCAGTATAGACAATTTTTTCTCTATACTTAAATCCATGATTTTCTATTGAAATAGTATCCGAAAATATGTTGATCTGAGATTTTGATGCAAAGGCGATTAATTCCTTGTTTGTATACCCAGAACCACCATCAATAACATTAATAGATGATACTTTTCTTTTTTTTATTTTTGATCTAAAAGATTGACTACCTAAATCACCAGAAGATGCAACAGAAATAAAATTATCATCAGAAAAATTTGTTTCTGTCGAGTATAATTTTATTGTTGTGATACCTACAACTTTAACATAATAAGTTGAATTTGTAGACAATCCTGAAATAGTAGCATTATTTCCTGGATCATAAATTACTTCTTCAAGATCAGAAAAATTATGTGCGTCTTCAAATGTAATTTGATTTCCACTGATAGATTGAGTATTTACAATTAATGATTTTGAATAATCATACTGTATTAAATTTGCTTCTGCAGTAGATCCAAATCCATTACCACCACTGATAACAACTTGTGGAGTTTTAAAATAATTAAATCCAGAATTGATGACATTAATTCTTTCTAACGATCCTGATACTGAAGCAGTAGCAACTGCTCCAGATCCTGAAGATGAATCTATAAAAACTTCTGGGGGGTTAATTACATCATAACCAATTCCACCAGAAGTTACATCAATAGATTTTATTTCTCCATAATAAAGATTATCTTCAGACTTATAATTCTGAATTTCTATACCATTAATAAAAAGACCAATCGGACCAGTTACAGTATTATTTTTCTCTTTAGTGTTTACTGGAGATTGTAATTTTCTTATTAATTTTTGTGGTTGTAATAGTTTTGATTCAAATAAATTAGTTTCCGGATTTAATTCATTAAATCTAAAAAATTCAACTTTTGCTCCAACAGAGGAATAATCCGAAAAATCCAAATAAGTATTGGAAATAATAGATTCTTTATTTCTTGCAATTTTTATTATTTTTTCATTAATTCTCTTTACGTATCCAATTTCTTGAAAGTTGGAGGATTTTAAAATTACAAGATCTCCAGTCAAGAATGAGTGCGAAGCAGATACATTTAGATTTATTTCATCTTTACTAAATGAAGAAACTAAAACACTCAAATCAGTAATTCTAATTTTAGTGTTATTATAATTTGGTAGTGATGGTGATGTCACATAAACACTACCATCATTTCTATCATAGTAAGTATTTGAAACATTAGAATTGTAAATAGACAATTCTGGATAATTTACAATTTCTGGTTTGGAAATTAATTTACGAATAGAAGTGAAAATAAAGTTTCCTGTAGAATCTTTTGGTATTTCACCCTGTCCTCTAATAACTAAAGTGTTTTCATTATTGATCGATTGAACGACGCCAGTGGCATTTGTGTTTGTAAGTTCAAACTTATCTCCGATGTTAAAATCATTAACATCATAAGTTCTAATACGATAAGTATTATCTGAAGTATCCTCCAAAGCAATAATACTTTCAATCTCATAACTAGACGAGACATTATATATCCAACTATCAAATTTGAGAGAATCTAAATCACTTTTTCCTAAAGTTGATGATTTAATTACATCTCCAGGTCTTAAATTTTTATTATTGTCATCGTATTCAAATTCTGAAATTACACCAGTAATTCTAACTCTTATTTCATCATCACCATCAATAGCAAATGAATATGAAGTATCTTTTACTTCTTCTCTTGGATTTATTGTTTGATCTATTCCTTCACATTCAAAAAATTGATTTATACTTTTTGATTGATAAGTAATATTTACAATAGAACCGTTTGGTTGATTGATTATGAGTGATCCACTATTTGGAAATCCTAACGTTGAATCAACATCTAAATGAGTGTCACCAGAAAATGCTCTAGTAACTATTCTTGTTTTTGGATTAATAGAAAAATTTCCAGTAGTTGTTCCTCTGGTTTCAATATCTTTATCGTAGTCAAAATCTATACTAACCAAATAATAAATTTTCGTTAATGCTTCTGAAGATAATTCTGATGTATCATCCAGAAATACACTATCCCTGAAAAGATTGGAAATTTCTATTTCTTCTACTGATGTAACTGTCCCACTAGACCCATCTAAATTAAAAAGAGTTCTATTTTCTAAATCTAAAGGATTCCCTTGAATTTTTTCGACAACAAGATCTTTAGTGATTCTATAAGAAGATGCAGAAGGTTCTAGAAGATAGTCCTTTGGTAAAATTATCTCGACAGGTTTCCCATAAAGAGCACCAAATAGGATTTTAAATGATTCTTTAGTTCCTTTAGATGAATAAAAATTATTTGATTGCTTTACAAACAGACTTTCATTTAAATCATCAAAAAACGATCTGTTTTCAAATCCAGGAGTAATTTGAGTTTTTACCTTTTTAAAGAACTCTGATAATAAAATAGTATTTAAATTATTTACAATAGAATCTGAAGAATGCTCTGTAGTTTCCGATTGAGAAAATGTCAGCTCATCAGTTGATGTGTTAGTATTGTATGAGGTTACTCCAGAAAATCCTCTATAACAATTTTCAAAAGTTGTTTCAGTTTTGCTCTCATAAGAAATAATCTCATTATTAATTTGCAATAATCCATAATTATCTACAAATCCTGCAGTTGATTCTACATTAATAACAGTATCAAAAAAACCAATGTTAGCAGTTAATGTAGTAGAGTTAATCAAATTTGAAATATTATCAACCTTAACGTATTGGTCGATGTTATTCATCAAATCATAAGGATTTCCCCTAGATTCTAAAGACTTATAATACTGCTCTAAAAATTCTGATAGTAATGGAAACTCTGATCTAACAAACTCTGGCAGCTGATTATTCAGAATGGAAGAAATCTTAACTCTTTTCTCTAACATTTTATCTTATTTTCTAATTAAGGAACCGTTTGAATAACTTGAAGTTACCTGATAATTTGTACCAGAAATATCATTACCAGAAGAAATGTTATCTTCTAAAATATTTAAGTCACTGTTACTAATATCTAGTTGTAAATATAAGTCATGTAATCCAATTACATCATTAGATTTTGGAGTTACTGAAATTTCAATACTATTAAATCCATTTTTGGTCTTTTGTGTTCCTGTTATATTTAATATACTTAATTTTATCTCTCCTTTCTCATAATCAATTGATCCAGCATTATTTTTTACTATTTTAGGAGATCCATTTTCAATTTTGAAAATTGAAAGTTTTCCTGTTTCACTATCAATTGGAAAGTCTGTCAAATAAACGTTTCCAGTTACTCCTGCAATCTGAAAAGCACTTGACTTAATGTTATAACCAGTGCTGCAATTTGGTAAGTGGAAAGCATTTCCATAACAAATTTCATACTCAGAGAATTTGTTTAATTCTGCTTTCAGATCCCTTCTAATTCTAATCTTTGTAATGTTGGATGTAATTGCTGCATTACCACTATCAATCAGATTCAAAAACTTACTGTATCTAAATCTAGATCCATAAGCATTTAATTCTGATGAGTTTGAATACTTTGTAATATTATCCGATACAATACTCAGAACTTCTGATCTTGAATTTGCCCTATTAGTATCAAAGTAAATTACGGTATCGTATTCAATGTAAAGATACTTTAGATCAACTATTTCAGGAACAATTCCAGCAACATTATATTTTTTAAGTCTTGCCTTAATGTTATCTTTTACTTGATTAGAAACAAATTGTCCATTAATTGGTTTGATTGAGATAAAAACTCTACCATACTTTGGAGGATTTAACTCTTCTCCACCATACGCAGAAACTGATTCTGCTTCTGGATAAATCGTGGGAATTAAAGATTCGTAATCTGAGGAAGTAACTGCTCTATTTTGAGCAGAGTAAATTCTTGGAGCATACTTTCTCACAAACTCTACAGACTCTATTGGTTTTCCACCACGAGAAGAAGAATCTGTAGTTACAAGTGAAAAATCTTGTGTTATTAACCTATCTCGATCATCAAGAATTCTACCTGCAAAACTAAAGTTCAATGCACCATTTGATCCTTCACCTGAACTTATGTTATAAGAAACCTCAATAACATTACCATTATCTAATTTTTTACCAAAAATACCATCACCAAAAATAAGTTCGTATCTTTGATCTTCAATTTCTTGAATGTAAAAAACTCTTGATGTTGAATCGACATCAAAAATAGTGTTTGATAGATTAAATTTTCTAACTACATTAGATCCTTCACTATCTCTGACATAGACATTTAATGTAGAGGTGTCAATGTTTGGATTAGATAAAATAAATTTTTGATTTGGAACTAAAGAATCAACTACAAAAGACTCTGAAGTGTAAGTACCTTCAATGATTTCAATAGAATTAAACTGTGCAATGTTATTAACAATTGGTACAGTAATAGTTTCTGGAATTGCAAATGTAAATGATTTTGATGCACTTCCAGTACCAAAAGAATTTGTAGTTGCTACAATTCCTTTTTGAAGAATTAATTTTAATGGTTTATTTTCTGCTGTCTCATTGTTTATAGGAAGATTTGTTATGTCAACAAAGAAACTAATATTTGCTCTTGAAGATGTTACTGATCTAGGAACATATCCAATGTTCCTTGCAAGAGAAACAACATTCTCTCTTAGAGTAGCACTATCAATAAAAACCTCATTACTAAGCATGTTAGCATTGTATGAGGTAATGTATGTGTTATAAGATAACGTGTCGATAATTACTGAAAGATTTGACCCTTCAAAATCATAGTCAGTGAAACTTGAATTCGCTCTTAAGTAATCACGAATTGTTTCTTTTATTTGGTCGAAATCTAAATTTGAAAAATTTGCTAATGTCATCTATCGTGTTTGCTGTAATGCAAATGATAATTGTTGCGGTGAAGCATTAATGCCTATGATTCTATAAGTTAGTGATACATCAAATTCTAAAGTAGAATAGTTTGGTGCTACTCTAACATCGATTAAATTAACTCTTGGTTCATAAAGATTAATCGATTCTCGAATTTGCCCTTTAATAGTATTTGCAGAAAACTCACTCATGTTCTCAAATAAAGAATTTGAGATAAAACTTCCAAATTCTGGATTAAAAGGTTTCTCACCGGGTTGAGTTAATACAATATTGCGAATAGAACGAGAGATTGCAGTCTCATTTTTGAGTGCAATCAAGTCATTATTCAGTGGATTCATTAAGAATGACCCACTGATATCTTTAAATCCTTTACTGATCCGTTCTAAGGGCATTAAAAACCTATAAGTCTATCTTATTTATTCACTCAAAAAGAGGTTCTTTACCACTCCCTCTTTCAAACAACTCTCCTGAGTCATCAAAACGCTCAAAAAGTTCAGTTTCTTTCTTTTTATTAGACTTTTTAGGTGTCATTTCATCTTCATTAATTTCTCTGAGCATTTTTTCTTCCATTGTGATCTCTCCATAGTCTGTAATAAGTTTATTTGTTCCCCAATTTTTCATCATGTAGTCTACATTTCTATCGGGATTTGGTGAATTTGCCATTCGTCTCCTTTATTCGGCGTTAATACATCGTGGATGACAAGGATTTTGTCCACAATTTTCACATTCTTCTCTTTCTTGAGCAGTTTTCCAAAAGTATTCGTCCTCTCGACCCATACCAAGTCTATCAAATCCATTTTCAACCTGATACTCTATAGTAGAAACCTTGAAATC